GGGCCCATTAAAAAAAGTCTTGCAAAAGCTAATTTAGAAGTAGGAGCTTTTTTTCTAAAAGATTTAATGTTGAATGAAAAGTCAATCGCTCCACAACCTTTGAATACAAATAGTAATCAAGGTATTTCTTTTAATGGAGATTTTAATTTTCATGGAATTAAAGACGTAAATGGATTTATGCGAGAAATGAAAGATGTCTTGAGAAGGTATGGAGGTAAATTCTAATGTCATTTGTTTTAAAGATTGATAATCAATTTTTGCCTTCAGGAGTAAAAGTTGAAAGTAGAAGTCTAAATATTAGTTATGATGAAACTGGCACTCGTGGAGTACTCAGTTTTAATCTAATTGATGAAAATCTATCAGGTAATTTATTTTATTTTCAATCTGTTTGCGGAAAAGATGTAAAAGTATGGGAAAATGGAACATTGATTTATGGTGGTAAAATTGATACCCCAGACATTGAAAAAATTAATCAAAAACCAACAACACTTCAATCAATTACTTGTGTAGATTATAACGAGATTTGCGATAGAAGGCTTGTTAATGAATCATATCCCAAATTAAAGATTTCAGATTTAATAAAAGATGTAATTGACAACTATTTAGCAGATGATGGAATTTGGTATGATGATGATTCTATTGATGAAACATTAAACGAAATATCGGTTAATTGTCCTTATGTTTATTGCTCTACTTTATTCAATGAGCTTGTAGAGCTTATAGGATGGCAATGGTATATTGATGCAAATAAAAAGTTTTACCTTGATGATAGAACGATTAATATAGGCCCAGAAATTAGAGAAAATACAAATTATTTATGGAGAAGTTTAAAAATCGGACAGGATATTTCAGAATTAAGAAATAAACAAATCCTTAAGAGTGTAAAAGCAGTAACGGATGAATTAACAGAGACAGCAAACCCAAACCCTGATAATAATAGAAGTTATTATGTAAGATTTAAATTAAATAATAAACCTAAAATATATATTACTATAGAAAGATATAAAAATAATCCGAGGGATCAAGATTTAGTTGATCCCAGATACATTGGAATTAATGGTTTAGATAGTGACATGTATTGGTATTGGTCAAAAGCTGATAATACAATTACACAAGATCAAGATCAGGAAGTCCTTACAGAAGGACAATTTTTAGTCTTAAAATATTTCGGACAATACTCAATTGATGTGGTTAAAGATAATGAAGACTCTATAAATGAAAGAAAGGCGATTGAAGGCGGCTCGGGATTGTATGAAGATGTAGAAAGTGGAGCAAGCATTGAAGGAATAGTTGTTGCAGAGGAAAAAGCACAAGCATTACTGGATAGATATTCAAGCGTAGCAAATAAAATAATGTTGGCTTCATATAATCACAATTGGAAAAATGGTCAAATTTGCGATACAATTTTTCCAAACTTCGGCATTAACTCTTTGACTTCAGAAGGTGGCGGATATTTAGTAAGAAACTTAAAAATTGAAGATGTTGGAAATAACTTGCCGCTTTTACGAAGTGCAACATTTGTGGATGGCACTCAAATTGGTGGATTCGTTAATTTTTTCAAAGAGTGGATGGCAAAAACTAAAGAATTCACTTTAAGAGAGGATGCACTCGTTGAAAAAGCCTATAATATAAATGAGGAACAAGACTGGAATGGAACTGTTATTATAACTAAGCTTGATTGTTTATACCCTGAAGATGATCCCGGTGGACTATATCCATCAAATTTATTATTCCCGGGAACCATTGATACAACTAGGACTGAATACGATTAAAGAGAGGTGATATGATATGATGATAAAAGTAAAAGAAAATCATGGATGGATCGGAAAACTTAGATTAATAAAGAAAGATATGATAACAGGAAAAATTATAACAAATAGGCTTATCTTTAATCGATTGATGAATAGTGCTTTGGATGAAGTAATAAAAGCTCTTTATGGAACTGGTGAGACTGACTTATTGTTAAAACATGTTGCAATTGGTGATGATAATACAGCAAATTTGGATACTATGACAACATTAGTTAACGAAGTTTATAGAATTCCGATTATATCAAAAATAAAGACAGGAACTGGAATTGTAACATCTACGGCAATATTATTAGATACGGAACCCACTGATTTAAGCGGAATTGTAACAATTAAAGAAATTGGATTCTTCTGTGGAAGTCAATCCATAAATTGGACAGAAGGCAGCGGAAAAGATACAGGATTAATGATTAGTCGAATAGTTTTAGACCCTGTCGAATCTAAAACCGCAACCGAACAAATAAATTTTGTTCGTGAAGATGAATTTACAAGGGGGTAGTAATAATGATCTTTCAAATAGATTATCGGATAGATAAAGATAAAATAAATGATCAAAAATATGTTGAAGAATTTTATAAAAATTTTTGCAAAAATTATATTGATCAAATAAGAGATAAACTTAATTTTAGTGGTGAATTATTAGAAATAGATAATCCAAAATTAAAAAAAGAAGATCAATTAAAAGAAGAGCCAAAAGAAAAAGAACCTAAAAAAATAACTATAATCAGATATAAGATGGAAATGGTTAATCCATTGGTTAAAAGAAATGCAATAGAAAAAACTAAAAAACCGCCAACTTCTCATAAAGCAAATACAAAAGAAGAAGCAACAGAAATAAAAAATAATAGAAAGGGGCATTAATAATGACCGCTTTTAACGATTTTTCAGAAATAACTTTTATTGATGGAGCATCGCCGCCAATCAATGCAGCTAATTTGAATGCTCTAGAAGGAGTTGTAAATTTAGCTGACAAAGAATTGGCTAGAAGTTCAAGCTTTAAGCTTAAAGAATATTTAAAATATTTTAGACAAAGAAATACAAAGGATATTGATACTTTTCAATCAGATTATTCAGATTATTTAAATTATGATCCAAGTGGAACATTATCAAATGATTCAGTTTATGGCGGCGACGCTTTTTTAGGTGAGAGAGGATTAAAAGCTTTAATTCCAGTAGCAACCGCCGATTATTACGATTTTGCCCATAATATTGATACAGTCAATTTAACATGGTTTTTAGATGAAAGTGTATCAAGTACAGACGATTATATTTTTATATTTTTTTATATATCAGATATCGCCGCATATCAAGGAGGAACTATATTTTTTAATATCGGTGATACTTCAGTTTCTAGTACTTACGAATATGATTTTGACATAGATGCATGGGGATTTGATACTGGATGGAATGTTGCATGGGCGGCAAAATCTGATTTTTATGTTTGGAGCGGAACGCCAAATTGGAATAATATAGATTTCTGGCAAATCCAAATGGATTATAATGCTGGATATCAAAATGAATATATTGTTTTGCAATATATGCAAATGGTTCGGCATGATCCAGATGATTCCGATTATTTTAATGCTTTTCAAAAATATTTTGGAACATCTTCAGGTTGGGAAAATCAATTTTCACAATCATATCCAGTATGGACGGTGGTTGATGACGTTGGGCGGCAAGTTCAAAAACTGGGGATTATAAAACTAAATCCTGATAACTTTGAAACGCCATTTACTCCCGGATATTATAAAAATGGAATGTTAATTTATGAAAATATAAATTGTTTTGTAGCTAAATTTGAATGGGCATGTAAGTTGGAAGATGGATTGCCAAGCATGACATTTTATATTGATTCAACACACTATGCCGAAGTGTATGCTAGTGCAAGCGAATTAGTTCTATCGGTAGCAAATGGAGGGGCGGCAGTTGATACAACCTATATTTTTGATACAATTATTGAATTTAATAATAAACTCATTATATTTTTTGAAAAATACAATGATAGTATAAGAGTATTAGGATATAAAAACGGTGAAAATCTGGCAATTTGCGAATATGAAACAACATTTACAAGCCCTGGGGATATATATCTTGGTGTCGCTGAAACAGCTTTTGGACTTTTAGTTGATTTTGCTATTTCTAATAGTATGAATCAATTACATTTAGTAAATGAAACAATACCAACTATTATAAAAAAAGTTTTTAATCAAACTTTGTCAAGCAATACAACATTGCAAAATGATGAGTATTTATGGGCATACTTAAGAGCCGATCAAGTATACGAAGTATATTTACACCTATCGGCAAGATGCTTAAGTACAACGCCAGATTTAAAGGTAGCGTGGCAGCTTATAAATACAACCTTATTGTCATATAGAAGCTGTTTAGGACCAGCTCAGTCAAATACAACCTCAAAAGATACAAACATGAAGTCAGCATTATATCAGGATACCTCTTCAGTAGCTTATGGCTTGGCAGCTTCTGGGGCCCAGCCAACTTTTATTGAAGAAAGATTTCTAGTAAGAGCAAATCCAACAGGTGGATTAATTAGGCTGCAATGGGCTCAGTATACAAGCGACGCAAGCACAATAACTGTATTTTCTAACGGATCATATATAAAATTAACTCCTGTTGATGTAAGCACTTCATAAAAAATAAATATAGAGGGTAAACAAAATGCGACAAGACGAATTATTAATTAAGGTAATTGATATACTTGAAAAAGTTGATATGAAAATTGAAAATAATAATACTCAATTAATAAAACATATTTCCGAAAAGACAGATAAAATTGAGTCTCAGATATCAAATTTTGTTACTAAAGAAGATTGCAATATAAAATCAAAAGAAAATATTAGTATTAGAAAGTTTACCGCTTTAGGCATAATGTTTGGAGCAATAGGCGGTAGCTTAATTGGTTTAATTGATAAACTGAAAAAATTGATCGAAGTTATATTGAAAGGATGATTATATGAAAGTCTTAAAAAATATTTTGAAAAATAAAAAATTTATAGCTTCCTTAGTTACCTTAATTATTCTTATTTTAAATGAAAGCAATGTAATAAAAATTAATAATGATAATATAGATAACATTGT